CTGACAAACATCATCAAATTCACGCATAGACCTACACCACAAAAACATTAATTTTGTGAATGCTTCAATTTCTCCTTTGTAAACTCCTGAACGCTTCCCGTCGCGGTTTCTTTCGATCACCCATTCCTTGCCAGAAGGCAGAATAATTACGCTATAATAGCGGCTTGCAAAACTTTCCATTTAGTCCTCTTTTGGAATCTCCAAAGGCTGGTTGTCGTTATCTGCAATTGAACGCATGATCTCTTTAAGGGTTTTTTCATATTCCTCGTCGTCGATTTGAACTAGGCAAACATGCCACGGGCTTTTCTCCATTAGGCACCCCACCCTGAAAAAAACACTATTGCAATAAAAATAAACGTAAGAACGCCAGCGAAGCGCAAACACTCCCGAATAATAACACTTTCCATAAAACCCCCTATTTATAAATGGATTGCAAAAATTGATCTGTTTTTTTAGTCACGTCGTTTGTCCATAAGGCCCAATTAGCCTTAAGGTTTCTATTAGCCCAAGCGGCTGCTCTATAATCGCACCCACCTGTATATAAATCACCTGTTTTTGTGTTAAATGCTTTCTCAATTTTAATTTGCATAGCTGGTTTCATACTTTTAGCCTTTCTTTTGATTGTTTTATGAGGGAATCTTTACCACAGCCGCATTTGTGCGTTGGGTCATTGTAAGCTGAACAGTGCAACCTGTGCGGGGTTTCTTTTACCCATTTTACAAGCTCACCTATCAACCTTCTTTCAATGGACCAGCTAGGGCCGCCTATACAATGGCAATCACTCCCTAATTGGTGACAGTTTAAGCACTCGCAATAATCGGTGAGCATGGCCTAAACCCCTTTCACTTGTTTAAGACGGTCGGCAACTTCTAGTTTTTTAGTATGGTAAGCAATATCTTTGTGTGCACGTTCAATGCATTTTTTATGATAGGAAGCATTCCACGCCCATGAATACCGAGCGTTTTGTTTAGTTTTATAACGTTGTTCCTCCTCTTTATTTCTTTCGTTTTTCAATTCTTCGCAGCGTTGTGCGGCCCCTTCTTTTGTCAAAAATAAGTCTTTTTCCATTATTCTGTAGTGATCAATTGCGCCATAAGTAACGCCTTCGCTAATCGACGCGCTGGTGATAGTTATTTCCTCGATGCATTCCCCATGTTCATAAACTGTGATAAAACCGGCTGAAAAATCATCGCCTAAATATCCCGGACGTTTGCAACATTCGCAATCGAGCGTATGGGCAGAATCATCGCCATAAATAACAATGACGAATTTCTTACCACAACAAACAGGGCAAGGCACTTCCCTTTGTATTGTTTTAGTCGTGGCGAAAAATAATTTTTGGCCTATCTGGTATTGCATGGTTTTATGCCTCCCCGCGTGCTTTGGCGATTGCTTCGTCGCAAGCCTCTCGAATTCCTTGGACGTCAAGGCTGGGCGCATGTAGTGCTATTCTCTCCAGCGTTTGCAACAAATAAGGGGCGGCAGCGATTAGGCGGGCATGGGCTTTTCTATTGTTTAATGGGTTTATGTCAGCGTCGTGCAAAACGTCCGCAATTACTGATCTATTAATTTCTGACAAGATTAATTCATTTTTAACAATCCATGGGCCCGGCGTGTGTTTTGTTTCGTTTGTCATGATATTATGCTCCTCGCGCTTGTGCGTGAACTGTATAACAATCTTGAATATATTTTACTGCCTCATGAGCGTAACGTTTTGCCCATTTAGGTAAATCCTCATATTCATATTCTGCATCGTCGATTGCGTAAGATGCGCCACCTTGTGACTGGTGGAATACCTCGCACGTAAATGTTTTATTGCGGTATTCTATAGACCACGAACCATAGAACCCTGTTAGCATTGCTTCAATCTTTGAAGGAATGACTAGCGTTAACTCTTTATTGCTCATCGAAAATCTCCGTTTAAAAACTGGTTAACTTCACGGTCAATTGACTCATCACCCTCCGCTTTGGGGATAATGTAATTGCTGATCGAAGCGACATTGCACTCCGGCTCGCCATCTTCCGTGCAAGTGAGCAAGGTGAATATGTTGTTGCGCACGTCATCCAGCTGCAAACAATAAAGCTTGCGCCTTGCGCCAAGGGTGGCCGGAGTAACTCGGCGATAATACACGCGACAATTGCCATTGTCGGATGCATCATATACCAGTTTGATTTTATCCATGATGGGCCTCATTGTGCGTTTCGTAAGTTTCTTTATTGGCAATAATTACAGCGCGACGATATAATTCGGCATTGGCTTCAGGTGTTGCCAGTTCACGCAATTGGTTTTGAGAAAAAAACTTAACATTGGTGGTCGGAATTGGCTTTGCGATTCTGAATGTGTATTCGTCGATAATGTAATTCATGGCGATTATTCCTTCCAATGGTCATTACAGCCAAGAATTTTTACAGCTGCTAGGTTTTCAATACGTGAGTAGGTAGTGGGTTTTCCGCCAATGCTTACTGTGAGCGAGCCTTGGCTGGTGTAGCGCTTGCGTGCCCATTCGCACACTTTCAAGTAGCGATCAAACTTATCCATTGATAATCTCATACACATAAGAGTGATAACGGGCGAATCCATGCGTGTGAATGTCGGCAATGGCATCAAAGAAAGCTTTTTCCGCATCTTTGATTGCCTTTACCTCCTCCGCATTCGCAGGCCATTCACTGCCCGCCGTGTCGTCATGATGGCGCGTGAGTTGTTCGATCAGATACAATTCTGCATCGTCTTTGTTATCGAAGACTTGCGGCTCGGATTCTGGCAAATATCCAGGTTGATTAATGATTGCGGTAAACATTGTAAAATCCTCCTTCTAAGTGTTAAGCTGCAAGCTGGTTTACATTAAGCCATGACTCATGTAGCCACAACGTATCGTTCACTAGACTAACGCTAACACCATGCTGGTTGGCATAATCAAGCGCCAGCGTCATTAAGCGGCTTTCTGTACTATCCGAGCCATAGCGTGAATGGTGTTTAGTAAGGTGGTTAATAAAACCTTGCTCAATCTGGCGAGCCTTGGCTTGCCCATGTACTGCAACTTGTAAAGTGAACTTCATGGCTGATTCCCTTATGATTAGCTAGGGTTGATTCCCTTGCGTGATTCAAGATGTATCATAACGAATCATATATTGCAAGCCCCATAATGAAAAAAAGTGCATTATGTGCACACTATTTTACAAGATATTGATATATAAAGGGAATAAACCTCGATTATTTTTTATCCTCAAAACTACACCAAAACGCACAAGCAAGAATCCTCTGAAAGCCGCGCTCTGTCTAATGAAGCGGCGAAGCCAAGATAAACACTACATACAAGCCTATAAGGGACACACAGACACATAAGCCCACGCATCATGTAATTTTGCGTCATGAAATTGTAGTTACGTTTAGTTATGTAAAATTAGAAGTATGGTGAGTTGCCCGCATCCTATATAAAACAATAGGTTAGCCATAAATTTGGTTAAAAATTGGTTAATAAACCGAGTGTTGCCTAAAAAATAGGCAGCATGATTGCGACTACTATATGTAGTAATAGACCTCCCTCATAAAACGAGAATCTATATATATCAATAAGTTAAAAGTTGTATAATATTGATTATGGAAAATAGAGGCTATTCATGCGCTATATTGAACGACTGTTTAATTAGGAAAATCAGCTACCTGCCCCCCGTCCCCCGGCCCCCCCCCTCGGGTGTTTGTTGAACGCAGTGCGGATGCAACACCATCTACCCCCCCCAAAAAAATAAAATGACAGTCACGAATAACGTCGGTATAATCCGGCCATGATGATTTGCGTAATAACCGTCAATATCCAGTAAAGACATGCAGTTAAAGCTATGTAGACATTGTAACCTGCCAGTGAACGCGGATAAGCAGGTATGCACGGAGTGTGGGAAAGAGTACTATGCGCGGAAGTATTCGATGTTTTGTGGGGATGCGTGTCGTAAGAGATATTGGAGAAAGAAGAATGCGTAAGATGCTGGGGAGTTTGATACCGAGAATATGCCGGAAGTGCGATAGGTTGTTCTATGGAAGGTACTTGGTATGTCGGAGGTGTTCATGGAACCAGTAGAGGACGTAGAGAAGAAGGGCTGGAGTAAGACGGCTTTAGAGAAAGCTAAGGACGAGGCTAAGAAGAAAGCGCCGGATGGGTCGGTTGATCCGTTTCCGTTAGAGAGGTTCATGCAATTTATTTCCGCGTTGAAGATTCAGTCGCGGGATGAGGGATTGATTCCGTTTCGTCTGTTAGGTTCGCAGCAGTATGTGCTGGACGAGATTGTGGAGGGGATGGCGGAAGGGATCACGACATTTGTGATTTTGAAGAACCGTCAGGCGGGTATTTCTACCTTGATGCTAGCGATTGATTTGTTCTGGGCGTTTGAGAACGAAGGACTCTTGGGGGTGTTTGCAACGCACGACGAAGGTTCGAGGGATCAGTTCAGAAACCAGATTGACACATTCCTTGCAACCTTGCCGATGAAGTACAAGGTGGACTTTGAAACCAACAACCGGACGATGCTGGTTTTGAAGAACCATTCATTGTTCCGGTATCTGGTGGCGGGAACGAGGGCATCATCCAATACGCTGGGACGGTCGGGTGGGACGAACTTTGCCCATTGTACGGAGGTTGCGTTCTGGGGGTCAGCAGAGAATATCAAGTCGCTGGGTCAGACGTTCTCGGAAAAATACAAAAAAAGATTGTACATCTACGAATCGACTGCGAATGGGTTTAATCACTACCATGATATGTGGGACATTGCGAATGACTCACCTGCTCAGAAAGCTATTTTTGTGGGGTGGTGGAGAGATGAACGAAACGAGTTCAGTGAGGATCATCCGCTGTATCTGAAATATATGCCAGAAGGTACTTCCTCGGTCATTGGTGAACTTGAACGTAACCGGATGATGAAAGTAAAAGAACTGTACGGAGTGAATATTACAGCCGGACAGATAGCGTGGTATCGGTTCCATCTCGAAACCAAATGTTCGGGCGATCAGTCAGCGATGGATCAGGAGATGCCGTGGACAGCCGAGGATGCTTTTATTGCGACAGGGGATAGTTTCTTTAGTAACGAGTCTTTGACCGAAGCATTCAAGCGAGCCAAGCAATCGCTTTGTTTACCTTTTGTGATTAAACTCACGGATAACTTCCAAGACATTCGGATGTTTCAATCGCCCGTAGACATGGCAACCTTCAAGATTTGGGAGAAACCATCCGAAATGGGAACCTATGTCATTGGAGCCGATCCTATCTTTGGTTCTTCTCCCGACAGGGATAGTGGGGTCATTTCTGTGTTTAGGTGCTATTCGGATTGTACCGAACAAGTTGCCGAATTTGCTTCGCAACAAGTATCACCCTTCCAATTCGCATGGACGTTAGCATTCATAGCTGGATTGTTTAAGCATGTTACACTTGTCCTAGAGATGAACGGCCCCGGTGGTCCTGTCTATCAGGAGCTTGTCCAGCTAAGACAGAAATTAGCCGAGATTGCGCCGGGTGAAGATAACGATATGAGAAATTGCCTTCTTCACATGAAAAACTTTCTCTATCGGAGGTCAGATAGCCTGTCAGGGGGAGTTCTCCTGCAATGGAAGTCATCCCCTGATATTCGGGAGCAGATGCTTCATAAACTTCATTTGGGGATTGAGTCAAAGCGCATGATTATTAAATCACTGCTTTGTTTGGAAGAAGCCAGACACATGAAAATTGAGTCCGATGGTTACATTGGTGCTCCTCCTTCTAAACATGATGACCGGGTATTTGGGGCAGGACTTGCTTATTGGGGATGGGATACCAATGTAAGAGGGAAATTGCACTCTCAGGGCATGTCTAAGGCAAGAGTGAAACAGATTGAAGCTACAGGGTCGATTGATCCGGTGGATGGTCTGGTGCGTAAATTCCTCAACAATGCGAAAATTGATGTCCCTCAGTCTTGAACAAACCCACAAATGGCTCAACCATGCCTATGCGGATTTCTGGTACAAACACCAGATGCCCATAACAGGAAGGCTGCTTGATGATTGTTTGGGCCTAACCAATGTTTATCGCTATAAAAGACCCTACACATGGGGTGATGATACGGTTTTAAAGCTTGCACGATTAATTCCTGAAATAGAACGAAGGGCCGTTATTTTTACAAAGGCAAAATATAGAAAACCAGCCCAGATTTATGTATCGGAACCGCCTAAATTAGCCCCCAAGATAAAGAAAATATCAAGCGTGTGGTCACTCTATGCCACTTGTTTAAGTTGTGGGGACAATCAATTCCTTCCAGTGATGATGGAAAAACCGTATGTAGCTTGTTATCATTGCATTGACCCTAAAGAATACAAAGCATTAGGCGGGCGTTTGATAGACGAAAGCATCATTACGACTGCCTTAGAACAGAACAATTATGTTGCCCGTGTCAACCTCAAAGAGTAGTATGCGCCCATGACAGCCCCTCATAAATACAAATGCCTGAATCCAAACTGCAACCCGCCTACAGGGATGAGTTGGACAGGTCTATTCAGGGCTATGGATAACCCTATGCCTGAATGTCCATCTTGTAGAAGCCAGAAATTGGAAGATTGGGGTGATTCCGTAGGGCCGATGGGCTGGATACGAACTGAAAGCGCCCATCCTACCAATCATGATACCCTAAAAAGCGTCGATCAGACTTTGAACAGGCTAGCTCATGCCCATGACATGACCAACATCTCCAATACCGGGGGAAAAGCAGCAAAAGGCGGAGCCGTAGAAGCCCCTGTTGAAAAAGGAGTTTATGGAAACTTAAACGTCGGCGGGTTTAATGTCCCTATCAATGGCGATTTCAAAACCATGAATTTTGGGTCTAACGCCAAAGTAAAATCAGGCGTTCAAAGCAAAGTAAATTCCAATGCTGGTACTGCTTTAGCCCCGCATACGCAAGTGACAGCGAGGCATAAATGAGAATACCTAAAAGCGAAGTTGAAAAAGAACGGTTTGTTCGCACCATCATTGACTCATGCACTGCATCCCAACAGGAACGCCGGAGTTTGTACGACAAGCGCCGGAACTATTTTCTGTACGGACAAAACACCCAGCAGAAAGTTAAATACAACGCCTTGAAGTCGCACATGAAACTGGTAGCGAGCTTTTTGTTTTCGGCGGAAGGACTTACTTACAACATCACTCCCCAAAAAAATGCCGATGAAAAAATTATTAAAAAATTCCTTGCTTTGCAGGATGCGTGGAACGAGGACGTTCATGACTCAGGCATCGCAGATACGTTTGCAGACGGCGTGTTGTGGGCATTAAATTTTGATACCATGATTGGCAAAATAGGCTGGAACGATATTACCAAACAATGCACCCTTGGACTAATTGAACCACAGAATTTTGGTGTGTATCGTGAAGATGAAAGCGATTTTACGTCGCAACCCGCCATGAATCATTCGTTTCTTTTGGATTATGATTCTGCGTGTGAACATTTGGACAGAGCAGGTAAAGCAAGCCAGATACCGCATTTGCAGATTGAAGGTCTTGCAGCAGAGTCAGGGCTTCCTTCCAACCTTCAACAGTTGATTATTACCGCAACCGGAGGGGAAAATCTTGGTGGGAACATTACAGGCAGCGTCAACCCATCTTACGAAGAAGGCGCACGTTTTACCCCTAAAGTAACCGCCCCTATGGTAAGATTCCACGAAACGTGGGTATGGGATACCGAAGCCAAGGATTACCGAACTTTCCACTCTCTTGGTGGAGGAATACTTTTATCTGACAGCAAAGACACGATTGACGCTTTGAAAAAAGCCGAGAAACTTTTGGTGAAGTTTGACAGCACTACCAATTTGTTCCTTGCTGGCGAGAATCCGTTTGTTCCAATTACCCCCTTCAAGTTGTATAATTATTTCTGGGGTGACGCGCACATGGAGGACATTATTCCTCTGCAAAAATGGTCAACCCAACGACTAGAACAGATCAATGAACTACTAGAAAAGAACGTAGACCCCGGCAAAGTATTTTCAGGATTCCAAGGGATACCTGACGAAAAGGCCGAAGCATTAGGTGGGCCGGGTACGTGGGTACTGGAATCTATGCCCGGTGCTAAAGTGGAAGAACTCAAACCTCAACTGCCCGAAGATTTGTTCAGAGAATTTAATGAAATTGGCACTCTCATGATCCAAGCATCAGGTTTGACTGAAGTAGTAGCGGGTAAAAGTTCAGGCGGAGCAAGAGGTGGAGTCCAACAAAGACAGCTTCAAATTACTGGCGGCGGTCAGATTAGAAAAGTTGCCGTAAGTCTTGAAACACCCTTGGTTCGTATAGGAGATTTGGGCGTAAAACTGAAAATGAAAAATGACGCGACTAAATTATCTCTGGATGACGGCCAAGAAATTCTTGCTGAACAGATTGACGGTGATTTTTCTATTCGCGTAGCCGGACACTCACACTCCCCTCTGTTTACGCTTGAAACCAAAGAACTGGCTACTTTACTGTTCAAAGCACAGGCAATCGACCAAGAGTGGCTAGTAAGAATGTTGAACCCCCCTGAGCAATCAAACATTCTGCATTCGTTGCGACTCCGTCAGGAAAAAGCTGCTAAAGAAAAACAACAGGAAGCCCTGATTCACGCGCACACTGACAAAAAACATAAAAAGTAATTTGAACACACGTTCAATAAATGATACATTAGGGGTGGTAGAATTTTCTACTAACCTGAGTATCGGCAAGATTGCGCTGTACTCGCATTAAAGGAGTTAGCATCATGGCAAAACGTGGCCGTAAAGCTGGTCGTAAGCACAAGCGCTAGACCTAAGGAAAAAGGCTCCAAAAATCGGAGCCTTTTTTTATTCCAACACATTACATGGTATATTTGAACGATTATTCAGTTGACCAACCACAAGACCTAGCGTATTCTCACCGACATGAACCCAATGCCAACCATGCCCGGTAACATCGCAGGACCGTCTACACAGCCGGGTGCCTCGCCTGTTGTTTCCCCCGGTTCCAGCGAAGGCTCGATTGCAGCAGGCATTGCCAAATTGAAGGGCATCATGCCTATCTTCTATCAGTTGCTCGCTGTATTCCCGTTTGGTTCCAAAGAACATAAAGCAATTATCAGCGCTCTTAGTTCGCTTTCGTCTGTTGCAGGAAAAACGGACAATAGTTTGGACAAATCGGCTCTCGAACAATTACTGCAAGCAAAACAAGCAGGCGGCATGAAACCGCCCGCACCCGTAGGCATGACCCCATCAGCACCCCCATCTACACCTCAAGGAGATCAAAATGGCTAAAAGTAAACGCGGATTCTTAGAACCTAAAGTCGGCGATCCTGACTTGGTTCGTAAACATAAAAACGGCCTTGCCGTGAACCCCCCTTCCTATATGGAAATGGGTGGCTTTACAAAACCTGCTGACCTGATGCGCGGTGAAACGCTGCTGAATCGTCAGCCCGGTAGCCCAACTGCTCAGAAAAACAAACCCATCTAAAGGAATAAGCGATGCTCGATCCTCAAGCACAAGCTGAACTAGCGCAACTCGCCATTGACCTTGCCAACGATTCCAAGATTGGTAAGTCGGTCAAAAAGCGTATTAGCGAACTTCAACCGTCGCGCCGTTTCTTCGATGTAGAAGCAGACGAACTGCGCGAAACCATGCAGCAAGAGTTTGCAAAACGCGATCAAGACGAGGAAGCTCGTAAAATTCGCGCACACATGGAAAACGAGCGCAATGCTTTGCTTAATTCCGGCCACACGCCTGAAAATGTGACCGCGATTGAGGATGTTATGACAAAATACGGCCTTTCGGACTATAAGGCTGCTGCAAAATTGTGGGCTGCTGAACAACCAGCCAAGCGTGATTACGAACAAAGTGACCGCACTTGGACGCTTCCTACAGTAAACAAAGAAGATGACTACTCGGTTAAACACGCACGCACAAAAGCTTATCAAGTGATTGATGAGCTACGCAGCAAAAAATAGTGAAAGGTTAAGTTATGCCAATTCTCGGTACTGGTGCAATCCCCAACTCAGGCGCAATCGCTAGCGAATTGACCGCCGTAACCCGCCGTTCATTCCTTGAGCGCTACATTGTTCAGATTTGGAAGTCGTCGCCATTTACTTGTGCCATGCTTTCGTCGGCTCTGATGGCTTCGGGTGGTCTTTCGCCGATTACTGCCGTAGTACAGGGCAACCCAATGGTAAATACCCAAGTTACCGATTATTCGGGTACGTTCAACAAGCCCGGTACGATTCCCGGTCTGCAAGATGCTGAATTTAACCTTGCAGCTTACGTAACCCCAATTCCTTTCCTTGGTTTTGAAGGTTTGGTGCAGTTGGATCATAGCATTGTACCGCTGATTGAAGCGCGCATGAACGATGCAACCAATTCAACCATTGATGCGTTCTCAACGGACATTTGGAACAACATTTCCAATCCTCAGCGTGTGGTAGGTCTGCCCGGTGCGATTGATGATGGTACGGCAGCAGCTACTTACGGTGGTATTGCACGTAACTCGTCCAACTCTCTCGGTGTAAACTGGTGGCAGTCCACTTATGTAAGCAACTCAGGCGGTGCTGTTACTCCTACCCGTAACCTGATTATGCAGTACATCAACCAAGTCACCAAGAAAAACGGTGAGATGCCGAAAATGGGTGTCATGGGTATGGGTACTTGGACGCTCCTGACGCAAGATTTTGCCCCACTAGAGCGTTATTCGGTACGTGATGGCAGTGCATACGGTGACAGCATGGTTCATTCCATGTTCCAAGCCGTCATGATTGGTGGCGTTCCTATTTACTGTGATCCATACGCACCAGAAGGTGTTTTGTATCTGTTGAACACGGATTATCTAACCGCCTACATTCATGAAAAAGCGGGCTTCCAGTTCACGGGCTTTGAAAGCACCCTCACCAACGGTCAGTTTGGCTACATTGGTGCAATTCTGACTCTGTGGCAACTCGTCAACGTAAAACCCCAAGCGCACGGCAAATTTGCAAACTTGGCATACCTTAACATCTAGGAGGAATCAGTGAATCCGTTTTCAAACATTAGTTACCAAGGTCAGTCGATTTCTCCGAATGCCCTGCAAAGCTTCCAGCTACCGTCTGGCGGTTCTTATGTATTCCCTTATGGGGTATTTTTGGCAAAACCCGGCCCGCAAACTGCAATTCAGTTTAAGGACTACAATTCGGGTCTGTGGAAAAATTTTAGCTCCGGCCCCAACGATTTTCCTGTTTATATTGGTTCGGATGGTACGAACTATCGCGCAATTAACCTTTCGGGTACAATCAACGGCGCAACTGTAACGACTCCGGGTACGGGCTACACTCAGGCAGGTACTACTATATCTTTTGCAGCCCCTACTTCGGGTGTGACTGCAACGGGTACACCTATCATTGGTGGTTCGTTGACTGCAACTGTTACCGCAGGTGGTTCGAATTACACCAACCCTATCGTATTGATTGATCCGCCGCAAGTTGGTGGTGGTACGCCGGGTCTGTGCATTCCAGCAACCGCTCGCGTTGGTCTGACGGCTGGTGTAATTTCAAGCATCACCTTTGATTTTGCGGGTGCTGGTTATGTTGCTATTCCAAACATTACTATTCTTGACGCGACTGGTACGGGTGCGGTTATTACTGCTGCGATTGCTAACGGTACGGCAGCCAGTGGTGGTCTGACGGGTATTGTCATGACGAACTACGGTTCGGGTTATGATGGTACGCACATTCCTGCAATCACTGTAAACGGGCCAACGGGTTCGTCGGGTACGGCTGCTGCAACTGCACTACCTAACCTTGCTCTTACTTCGGTGACGGTAGGTGGTACAAACACTGGTTACACCGCAACAGTCATTGTAGAATCCAGCCTTGGTGCTTCTGCTTCGGCTCCATTGAATATTTTTGGTGATACGGTTCTTCCTCGTCCGGCACGTGCAACCATTGCTCAAAGCGGTGGTGTACTTGGTACGGCAACGATTGAAGATGCTGGTATTGGCTTCCAAACTGTGCCATTGTTAAAACAAGTTGGTAACGCGACTGCTGATGGTAGTGTAAACGCTACGTTCACGGCTGTTGTTGGCGGCGTAAACAATACTTTAACCGTATGGCAGATTGGATAGTTCTATGAACATCATGCAAGTAAAAGTGACGAATCGTAATCCTTTCACGGTAGAAGATCGGTATGACGGTATTCTTTATACTTTTAATCCTGATGTTCCTGTGAATCTTCCTTACGATGCTGCGGCCCATATTTTTGGTGCTGATTTTACCCCCGGCCCAACTGGTCACATTGATCCTTCGCTGCGTGAAAAAGCGTTTGTTCATGTGTCGCGTCGCTGGGGCTGGAATAGCCCTAAAATGGCCGAGAAAGCCCGCGCTAAATTTGACAAGTTTGAGTTTGGCGTCGTAAAGATTGAAATGGTTGAAACCTCCGTTGGTGAGCAAGAGCTTCCTGCACCTAAGAAAGCAAAGAAAGAAGTAGCGTAAGGATGAATGGCGACACTTCAAGATTATATCAACCAAGTCCAGCTATTAGTCCACGATACTAACGGGGCGGATTTTTCCGTTGCCACTTTAACTAGTTTTGTCAATCAGGCTCGTCAAAGAGTAGCACTTGATACCCATTGTGTACGCGGGTTCATGGGTGTTACCAGCGGGAACGCACTCAATACTATCGCGCAGCAAGAAAATTACCTTTATAATGGCTCTGTAGGGGGTGTGACTGTCACCAATGGTGGGTCAGGATACACTGCACCAAGTATAAGCTTTACCGGAGGTGGAGGTACAGGTGCAGCCGCATCCGCATTGGTAGATAGCAACGGCACGATTACCAACATTTACATGACGAACTGGGGAGTAGGTTACACCAGCGCTCCAACTGTTGTAATTAATGATTCTACAGGCGTGAATGCAACAGCAAAGGCTACTGCTTTATTGAATGTTCTTGATATCCTCTCGCTGACTGTTCTTTGGGGGAATCAGCGAATTGTGTTTGGGTGGCAACCGTTCACCATGTTCCAGACTATTTGTCGGCAGTATGTGAATCAGTATTCCGTTCCCTCCATTTTTACCATGCACCAAGGGATCAAACAGTTTTTTATTTTTCAAATTCCTGACCAAGCCTACACGATGGAAATGGATTATGTCACTATGGCCGCCCCACTAGTGAATTTAACGGACGTGGATTCGCAGATTGTTGACCCATTTACGGACGCAGTGCAGCTTTATGCAGCTCACCTATGCCTTGCATCCCTTCAAAACCATACCATGGCAGATTATTGGTACTCTGGCGACATGAACAAACCGGGAAAGTATGATTTGCGTTTGAAGCAATTATTCTCCACGTCAGTAGCAAGACGTATTTATAACCCTTATTACACGTTCCTGCCACGCGCCAGAAAGATGTAACATGGCCTCTAATCAGTTCGAGGAAAAAGAGGTCGTTGTATTCTCTCAAATGGACGGGATGGATACCCAAGCCGATAGGCATGACCTAGAAATTACTAAAGCCGCTTGGATGGAAAACCTCCAGCCTATTTCTTCCAACCGTTTGCTGGTAGTACCGGGCGTTGCTACCCCTTTAACTACTATTTCAACCGAAACTATTGTAAAAAAATACTATTTTAACTTTGGCAACACAGCGGATTATGTAATTGAGTTTTGTGCATCAGGTGCAGCTTATGCAACAACCAATCCCGGTGGTGTAACGACACAATTTGCGCCACCCGGTACGTTTTCAACCACTCCAGATTGCACTCAGTTAGGAACGCAACGTATTTTGATTGCCGACTCCATAGCGGGATACTGCACATGGGACACGGTGGTTTTTGTAAAGTATGGCGGTGTTTCCCCCAATATCACCGTAACGGCAGGGGGTTCAGGCTATACCAATCCAACAGCAACCATTTCAGGGGGTTCAGGATCAGGTGCAGCAGCATCCGTTCAAAGCACTGGTGGAGTCATTACGGGGGTTACGCTCACAGCAGCAGGTACAGGCTATGTAGCCGGGGATTCTCTGACTATCTCGTTTGGTGGTGGAGGAATGGGGGCTACGGCAACAGTCCATGTATGGCCTAATCTTACCAACAATCCCACTACCCTAGCAGTCTTTCAAGGCAGGGTATGGCTAGCCTATAAAAATATCATTACCTACACAGGTACAGGATCATCCTACGGTGGTGTGGGATATGATGATTTTATTGCAGGGGATGCGTCAGGTTCATTTACCATCAACGAGGCTGACCTTGTTCATTCTGTCACTGCTTTGCGTGCTTATAACAACTATTTGTTTATTTTTGGGGACAACTCGGTTCGTCAAATCGGGAACATTTCAGTTTCAGGGAGCACAACTTCATTTACGGTAGTCGTTCTTTCTTCTGACCAAGGCACAGTATTTAGGGATAGTATTGTGTCCTATGACAGGATTGTGCTGTTTGCCAACTATGTGGGTGTTTTTGCTGTCTATGGTGCGTCTGTTACTAAAGTATCGGATGAAATGGACGGTATATTCAAGCTGATTGATTTTACTCAGTTACCCTGTTCAGCCGTTGCCAATATCAATAATATTCACTGTTTTTTGCTGTTGGTTAAATACCAAGACCCTACCGGATCACGCAGTATCATGTTGTCATACATGAATAAAAAATGGTTTATTATTTCACAGGGAAATAATGTAACATTTATTACAACGGGTATTGTTAATTCCACAACCGAAACATTCGCAACGTCGGGACATGATGTAACCCCAATTCTTTCGCAAGCAACGTCAGCAGTAAATATCAAACTTTCAACGTCGCTCACGTCCCAAGGAAAACCTTTTATCGGCAAGAGAACGATTCGGTACGCAATATCGCAATCCATCAGCAGCGCCAATAATCTTACTTTGACGTTTGAGTCTGAAAGAACTTCTGATGCAGAAGCTTATTCAGCAAGTTCTGGAATACAATTTGTTAATAATTCAGGCAACGCCATTAATTTTATTGGTGCTGATGGTAATCCCTTAATTTTCTTTGGTACAGCAACATTCTTTTATAAAACAGGAAACACACGCGGAATTTCGGGAAATTACATAGGTGCTACTTTGACTGGCACGGTAACAGGTTACAGTTTTAATAACCTAATGATTGAATACGGTCTGACAGCGGCCTTTACTTCTACCGCAGTAGACTTTGGAGTAACAACGTGATAAGTTTTCAGCCAGATACGGTCATCCCTAATGATCCTAACGGATGGGCAGCATGGTTAGATGGTCATTACAGGGAACATCAAACATTCATTCAAAAATGCCGCGCACTTAGCCCTTCCGTAAACCTACCAGATTATGATATATTTGCATGGAAAGACGATCCAAAGATTGTCCAACAATGGTTAGTAGCTCACGAATCTATCCACGCCCAGATAAGACAAGCAACGGGTATTTCAGGAAGCGATTTATCTTTGGTGGATTTTTCTAACGAGGATGATTTTATATCGTGGCTGGATGGTCACGCAAGTGAACACAGCTATTTTAGGAGAGCGCTAAATGTCTTTTAAGAAAATTATTGCAACATTGATTATTACTTTTTCTTTTGGTTGCTACGCAAGCGTTCCTTATATTTTTGCCACTCAGACGGGGAATGTTCCGGCATCGTGGCTTGATGCTGATTTTGCTGCTATTCTCAATTCAGATCAAATTTATTCGGGAAGTGCATTTTTTGCTAATGGTTCTCCTTGGTATGATGTCAAAGCGTTTGGCGCTAAAGGCGATGGAACTACGGATGATTCTACAGCAATTCAAGCTGCAATTACGGCAGCACAATCAAGCCCCACTGGTGGTACAGTTTATTTTCCCCCATCTACAAGCTCTTATTGCGTAAAATCAGGAATATCCGTTACCGGAAGTGTGGCAGTAAGGTTGTATGGGGCTTCAAGAACCATAGCAATTAGCGCTTGTGGGGGGAATACTGCTCCTACTGTGTCCATGACTGCTGCATATTCCTCTATTGAGAATCTCTCGGTATTTGGAAAAGGATCAAACAACGATTCAACTACTTTTGGTGCAACCTACGATGCCGTAGCTATAGGGTCTGGGTGCGTAAATTGTGTTTTATTGCATGATAGTTTATATGGAGGTAAAAATACTTTATCCATAAAAAGCACTTCGGATGTTTTTGTAGAAGATGTTTTCGCTCAAGAAGGTTATGGATCAGCAGTGGTTTATGTAAGTAATGGGGGGAATTGGTTTATTCGGGATAAAATTGACCAAAGTTGGCCTGTAAGTCAGCCTTCTTTTCCTACTACTTTTGGCTCTTGGGCTTCAACCACGGCCTATACGATTGGCACAGTTGTAAGCACACAGGGTTATTTAATTCAATGCACACATGGGGGAACCAGCGGTTCTTCTCAGCCAACTTTAAAAAATTATGGATTGACTATAACAGACGGTTCCAATGGCTTAACATGGCAGTTAGTTGGAGCAGGAACTTACTATGGAATCCAACTAGATACTGGTGCTTCTGAAAATTCATTTATAGATATGGATATGAGTGGGTCTTATACTTCGGGATTGGCTTTAACCAATACTCTTTCTGGTGCGATTCCAAAACACACCAAAATTTCGCATAGCGTTATTGGTCAAAATTATCAATCGGGTGTGTATGCTCATTACGGGGATGATTTGGTTCTTGATAATATGGAAATTGCAGGTCCAATATTATCTGGTGCAGCAAGCATTTATCTTGATACTACTTGGACAGGCGACACTACCATATCCAATAGCATACTTTGGGGAGGATCATACGGTATATTGGTTGGTGCAGGATCAAACATAAATATACTAGGGAATCGTATTTTTGGGGAAGCCACCGCAGGAATACTTCTTAATGGGGGGTCTAACATTAACGTAACTGGAAACGCAGCAGGTACATCTTCCGTTTATGGGACAAACCAAACTGGTATTCTAACTTCTGTAGGTGTTACAAAATGTATGGTGATAGGTAACACAACTTATGGTGCTTCCACTGGATTTACCAACAATGCTTCATGTGCAATCAGTGGTAATAATTGATGATACGTCAATGCACAGTGGATGATATTGAATGGATCATGCACATTGCTAAAACTAAATATGACGACGTTACCAATTTAGATGGTTTTAGGGAATGGGCGCTAAAAGCACTTGTGAATCCTAATTGTCTTACGCTTAGGACGGATGATTCGATCATGGTGACTATTTTGGTTACACATATTCATAATTTAGTCACAGAAGCAACGGCAAGGCATTACGCAGGAAAAGCCCGCGAAATAGTAAGAATGTTCCAAATTTCCATACAGTGGGCCAAAGAAAACGGCGCTAAGAAATATCATTTTGGGTCATCCACAAAGCACAAAGTAAATAAGCTAGCCAAAATACTAGGCGCTGGTGTAGAATCCACGTCATATTCAATGGAGATATAAATGGGTGTCGATCCAATAACTGCTCTTGCTGATACTGCTGCTGTAGCAACAGGCCAAGAAGAACTGTTGCCTTTGATTAACGCTGGGGTGTCTACTGGTGAGAATCTTGCCAAAGGTAAGGGCTTAGGTACTGCACTCGGTAAAGGACTTGTTTCAGGTGGTGAAACTTTAGCCGGACAAGAACTTGCAGGTGCAGTAGGGATTGGTTCAGGAAACACGGCTGTCAACGATGCACTAGGCGTTGACATTTCTCCCGGTGCTACAGGACTTCCTGATATTGGTGGTGGCATTAGAGATGCCCTTGGTGGAGTGAAAGATTATTTGGGGGGTACTTCTACCCCTACAGGTGGAGGGTCATTAGCGACAGGATCAAGTGGCAGCGACATAAACAGTCAGTTTGCAAAAGGTCTTTCTACTCCTTCATCAGGCGCAGGGTTTACATCGGCAGCAAACGTAGGTGACTTGTCTAAATCAGCTTTGGATACGCAACTAGGTTCTACATCGTCTGCAACGCAGCTTGGTTCATCGGGTGCTGATTCACTTGGAATAGAGGGTGGCTTTGCGGATGGTAAGTCTATTGCCGCCTCGTCAGCACCTACATCTACCCTTGGCAAGCTGGTAAGCGGTGGATCAGACATTGCAAAAGTGGCCTCTCTTGGAAATGTTGCGTATAATGCTTTGTCTGGGCCGGGTAAGCTTCCTTCCGCATCGCAACCATTAACAGCAGGTGGAGACGTAACAGCCCCATTGATTGCAACTGAAACCAGTAATCTAGCTGTTGCTAACTCAGGCCAAATAACCCCTGCTGCACAGGCAAGCATTGACCAATACACCCAACAAGCTAAGAACCAGCTCATTCAACAGTTAGCAAATGAAGGTGTTACTAATTTTGCGGGTGATAGTCGTTATATTCAAGGCGTAAACGAGATTAACAAGCAAGCCCAAGCCCTGCAACAAAGCTTCATTCAAAGCGAAATTGATAATGCTTTTAAAGCAGCAGGTCTGGCGGGTAGTAATCTTGGTCAGGTTGCTAACGAACAAGTATCGCAAGATAGTGCTTTCCAACAGAGCCTCAATGCAGCGTTTGAATCTCTTGGTGGCCTATACGGTTCACAACCTAACAAAAAGACAGCGTAATGGATGCCGCCTCACAGATTGGAGCCGCAGTAGAGCCTTTGATGGCTACTGTGAAGCAAGAGAAACAGGCCATGCAACCTGCTGTTGATAAATTCAATCAGGTAGCAGACGCTCCCTTGCCAAAAGCCCCTACGTTAGAAAAATCACCCGAAGCTCCTCAAAGTGGTGATTTTGGTGCAGAAGCCAAAGAATACGTCACGGCTATGTCTGTTCTTTCTACGCTTGCAGGTGCGTTTTCGCGTCAGCATGGGACAGTAGCTTTAGGTGCGTTTGCTAGCGGCATGAAAGGCTACCAACAAGGCAACAAAGAAGCATTAGATCAAGCCCACAAAGAATGGAAAGATGCTACTGACAAAGCCATTACTAACAATAAATTTCTCACCGATCAGTACAAAGAAATTATTGAAAACAGAAAGCTCACTGAACAAGAGCAAATGGAAAAAGTGAAAATCCTAGCTACTCAGTATGGTGATACGATTACCGCGCAACAATCATCTGTTGCAGCCGTTGAAAAGCTGATTGATTTGCAAGAAAAAGCCAAGGACAGAGCCGCCGCTGCTGCACTAGCCCTTCAAAATCGTAAAGCCATGATGGATTATGCAAGAGAATTAAAGCAAACTCCCAATTTAACGCCAGAAGCAGTTGAACAAATTGTAGATACTATTGGTGGCCCCGGTGGAACAGGAAAGTTACCACCCGGTCTTGGTATAGGGATGACGGGAGATAAAAAAGCAGTGTTGGACAGACTTGCTGAAAAATATCCTAATGTTAAATTAGCAGACATGGCAGCCAAATATTCAGGTGAATTACAAGAAGATAGGACTGTTGGGGCAAACGCTGGACGGATTAAACTTGCAGCTAATAGCTTGTCGCGCATGATACCAATAGCTAAAGAAAGCATGAAGAAAGTTGATTTGTCGCAATTCCCTGATCTAAATAAATTAGAGAATGCCGTAATTACAAAAACTGGTGGTCCAGAAGTGACCAACCTAAATACTAATTTGCAAGCTATTGTTGCCGATTATGCCGCTTTAATGGTGCGTGGTGGACAGCCTACAGTAGAATCAAGGAATGCCGCCAGAGAAATGGTAAATGCAGCAATGTCAAAAGGACAATTAGAAGGATTTTTTGACCAAGTAGAAAAAGAAAAGCAATCACAATTAGCCGCGATTGAAGATACAAAAGGAAATGCACCACAAGGACAAATAGATCAGCCTTCATCTTCAAACATTGTTCACTGGGATGACCTTAAATAATGGACGTACAGCTTCCAAACGGAAAGATATTGCGCGGCGTACCGGATGGAACGACGAAAGAGCAGCTAAGTGCTAAATTAAAGGCAAATGGTTTGTCCGTAGACAGCCCTAATTGGTTAGAACGCGAAGGTAAAGCTGTAGCCCAAGGCGTTGGACGTGGTGCTGCTGAAAGAATGCTGGGAGTAGGGGAATTAGCCAATAACCTAGGTGTTGGCAAAACATTGGGGTTACCTTCTAATGAAATTCTGGAAAGTGCCAAAGGAATTGCCGAAGAACAAGGTAAGGGTACGGGCGTAGCAGGTGCGGTAGGAGAGTTTATCGGTGATCCTTTGACACTTGCAGGTGGGGGAGAAGTAAAAGCAGCTCATGGTGTATATGATTTAGCCAAAGCAGGTGCTAAATATGGTGCAGCGGCGGGTGCTACTGAAACAGGGGCTAAAGACATTAAAGAGAATGTCCAAAATGCCGCAGAAGGTGCTGGCATAGGTGCAGTAGCTCCTTACGCTCTTAAAGGTGCTGGAAAAGTCATTGGCAAAGTAGGATCAGAGATAGGCCAAGCAGGTAAATTATTTGGAGAAGGATTTTCGGCTCGTTCAAAAGAAGCGTTAGACGCTGCTACTCGTAAATTTGATGATATAGCGGATGAAAATTACGCTCAGATGCGAACAAATGGTGTTAAAATTACACCTGAAAAATCTGTAAAAATAGTAGATAGCATTGAAAACCAAATGAAAAAAGACGGTAAATTGACACCTCTTTTGCATAAGAAAGCTATAAATTTGGTAAACACAATGCGCTCAGAGGCAGCCAATGGTTTGTCTGTAGAAGATTTAGACATTTACGATAGGGCATTTGCAGAATTGTACACTACGTCTGCAAGAGCAGGAAAAGGCAACCAAGCGTTCAAAGCAAGACAGGCTATGGATGCCATTGATGATGCTTATAGTGAATTAGGGGCTAGTGACCTACCACCTGAGGCTAAAAATCAACTGGACAGCCTTACAAAAGCAAAAGCCACATGGTCAAAAAAGAAAAGCTTTCAAAAATTAGCTGACATTGCAGAAAAGTCCGAAGGCGACCCCAATAAAATCAAAAGCGAACTTGAAAAACTTGTGAATAACGACAGGCTTTCTCGCGGTTTCACAAAGGAAGAAAAAGAAGCAATCCGAGAAGCCGCTAAAAATACCACCATTGAGGGTTTAACTAAAATGGCTGGCAAATTAGGTATCACTTTGGGTGATTCTCGCGCTGCTGCAACTGGTAATGCCCTTCCTGCTGTAGAACTTCTTTACGGGGGCATGAAAAAAGGCATGGCAGGTGTTGCTGTAGGGACTGGCGCTAAGTATGCCCAAAAGAAAATGGCCCAAGCCAAGCTAGAGCGCCTCCTTAAAATGATTGAAGGACGCGGAGAAACATTAGGGCCTGAGGCAACCGAAGCTCTTGGTGCTACTGCTGATCCTTTGGCTGGAATTGAAAATCAGCAGAAGATGATAAAATGACAAAAATGACTCCAGTAGAAAGCTCTACCATCAAAGCAATCGGCTATGATGTGCTGAATAGAGAATTACATGTGGACTTTCATAAAACAGGCAGCTATATCTACAGTAACGTACCGATTCAAAAAGCATCAAGCTTGCTCAATGCGGATAGCCACGGCAAGCATTTAAGTCAAATCATTAAGGGTCAGCACCCGCATAGGAAAAAATGACAGAAGAACTGAACAAGTTGGAGCTAGCTGTTGAAAAAGCCATACTTGATGTTCTTAATAATAAAAAATCCACTCCCGCAAACAAGATGCAAGCCGCCAATATGGGGCTAAAGCTTATTCAGGCTCGCAAAGGAATCACCGGAAAAGGTGAGGAAGAAAGTTTTTTCAGCAAAAAATAGGGGATATTATGGAAAATGAACAGCCAGTAGATGCCGAATTGTCCAACGTAGTGCGCGTCATTTCACAATGGAGGCTTATCTTGAATGCCCGTTTGTTAGCCATGCTTTCGTTGATAGGTGCAATGGTGATTTTTGGGTTTGTGATGTACGATCCATCAAATTTACGTTTGTGGGGGGCAAGTCTGTATTCAGTAGGAGTTCTCTGGCCTATTTTTATATTGTACGCCCGTAAAGGATAGCAGATTCAATAGAAGGTACTCCAAGGCTATTGCAACCCACTAAATAAGGTGGTAAGGTGTGTGCAAATAACTTTTGGAGTCACCATGAAAAAGATTCTTTTGGCCGCTACTTCTCTGCTTTTGATGGCCTCGGCAGCAAACGCACAACAATTTCCTTACACCTTGTACGATTGTTCAATCAGCTCGTTGACTGGTTCGTCGCAGCAAATTATTGCAGCTAACCCACAGCGTAAATATCTGATGATTTTCAACAGCGGTGCAAACCCTGCTTATGTTAACCTTGCCGGGGGTACCGCTGCAACTTCAGGTGCTAGCAGCGTAGCTCTTTCGGTAGGTGCTTCCATTGTTGTAAGTGGCCCAACTATTAGCACAAGCAAAGTAACTGCAATTGGTACTGCTGCACAGCCTCTTACTTGCTATGAAGGGAGATAGTCGTGCGGAAGCATCTTCTTCTATCCACGGCGATCTGCTTGCTGGCAACCGCCGCATACTCTCAAGTTATTATTCCATCATTATCTACAACAAATTCGCGTAATACCTATACGGGTTCTACTTCGGGTACGACCACGGTAGTAGCATCGTCAGTGGCTTCGGGTACTCTTACCCTTCCGGCTGCTACGGATACGCTTGTAGGACGCGCAACGACTGATACACTGACTAATAAAACTCTGACAGCTCCAACAGTGAATAATCCAGTCATTACTGGCCCTGCACCTGTAGCAGTAGGCGCAAGTTTGGCCGTTACTTCTGCAAATTCAAACGGAACTTTGCTTCTTAATACCGCAGCAGGTTCAACAGCAACGCTTCCAGCAGCTACTGGTACAGGTAACAGATACAATTTCATTGTTACCACCACTACTACCAGCGGTAAACATGCTGTTCTGGCTGCTTCTGTTTCTGATTTCATTAACGGTATTGCTATTGGTCAAAACGGTGGTACTGCAAAAATCTTTTCTTCTGCTGCTGCAACTAACCATTCTATTCAAATGCCTTTTACTGGTTCTCAGCCTAGCGGTGGTTTTATTGGTGATACAATTTCTTGCACCGATGTTGCGACAAATTTGTGGAATTGCAGCATAACTTATCAAGCTGGAACAACCCCAACGACTCCGTTCTCTAGCGCAACTTCATAGGAGATTTAGCGTGAAAAAATGGCTTACGCTTTTTCTCTTAGCCCCATTTGTTGCATTTGCGGCAGTTGGCCCTTTGGTTAATGCTTCTACCCTTACCATTACAACGGGCGGCACATGGCAAACGATGTTTGCAAAAAACCAGAATCGGTCAACTTTGTGGATTGAGAATCCTTGCAGTGCAACCACTCAGGGTATTACTACAGCAGAAAGCTTGTTTGTAGCGTTTGGTTCGGCTCCTAGTGGCGGCGGTACGTCTGGAACTTTTGAATTAGCCCCATGCGGTACTCTTACCATGACTGGAAGTTATATTAGTGAGCAGGCTGTTTATGTCTATGCAGCAACCACTAACCACGCATTTGAGGCAGCGCAGACACAATGAGAAAGATACTTGCCCTTCTTTTCATTTTACTTGCCTCACCATCCCTCGCCCAATTTGCTGGCGGGGGTATTTTTAATCCGCTTAATTCTACGACTCAAGGCCAAAGCCCAACGGGTCAGAATTACGCATTTAGCCCTGTATTAGCAGCAGGCGGTACAGTTCTTTGGCTTGATTCCAATGATTACGCTTCTTTGACTTTATCAGGCAGTAAAGTTGCTAC